CTTCCCCACGGGGATGTTTCTGCCGGGGCCGCCCTCCACGTCGCCGCTATTCATGCTGCCGTTCAGGCCGAAATCGGTGACGTACTTGGAAAAGCCAACGAGGTTGTCGGTAGCGGGGTCAAAGAACTCCGCATACACAATGCCCTTGGTGAACATATAGTCGGGCTTAAACGTGTAGTTCATAATCGAAAGTCACTCCTTTGTAGTGTCAGCAAGAAGCCCTTTAGCTCCCGCGTCGAGATCGTCGATGGTCTTCATGGCGCCCGGCAGACTGACCTTGCGGGCGTATTTCCACGTTGGGAAGGGATTGCCCTTGGGAAAGGTCACGAAGCCGGACATGGAAGCCGTGGTATAGACCTGATATCCAAGCGTTCGGTCGATGGCCTCCTGCGTTTTCTGAAAGTCTCGGATCGTCCAGCCCCACACGGAGGCCGGATCGGTGTGCGCGTTGATCGCCACGGAATAGACGAGCGCGTCAAAGTCCAGCACAAGATCGCTTTCCTGCTGCGCGGCAGTATACTGCAGAGCGGCAACGAGCTCCGGGTTATAATTCTCATCCGGTATCTCATAGCAGTTCTGTGCCGCAATAATGCGCCGCACCTCGTCCATCTGCGGCATGCTGAGGCAAAACTCGCCCTGGATGAAAATCGCGTCAAGCACGCCGTTCCGCGTCTGAAACTGGATGGGCAGCATCGCTTCCCCGGTCCTTCGGTCGGAAAACGTCTCGAGCCGCAGCGCTTTTACAAGCACTGCCATAGCCAAATAGAAGAAATTTCCGGCTATGTTCTGCTCCTGCGCGGTTTTATCCAGTTCGTACAGGCACGCGCACCACGAAAGCCGCGCCAGCTTCGGCGGCAGGGAGCTTTGCATCAGCTCAAAGGCGATCCGCGCATTATGGTACAGGGCATAATCGCGCACCGTCAGCGGCCAGAACTCCAGCCCCGCATATTCCACCGGTCGATTCTCGCGTATGGCTTCCGCGTATTTATCTTCGATGCTCATAAAAACTCCTTTGCATCGTCCATAACATTGTCATTCGGCGAACGTCGGGTGTTCGTCTGTGCCGTACCAGTCCACATACTGGTAGAGCTTGTAACCGAGATTGGCGCGTTCATCGTCCACCTTGGTCACGCGGCTCATGAACAGCGGCCCAACGCCGCCGACGTTGACTCCCTCCGTCGCCTCCATAACGGCCTGAAGCATCGCGTAGGAGCGGGAGTTTCCCGGCGTTCCGAGATTCGCTTCCTGCGCGTAGTTGGTCATGATGGTGTATATAACCGTCTGTCGGTACACCGCGCGGTTCCGGGCCCGTATCGTCGTGATCTCTCCCAGCGCAATGCGAAGGATGGACTGCGCGTTGTACTGCGACTGGCGCGTAAGATCCTGCGCAAACACGCGGTAGCCGCGCTTTTCATCCGGCGGATTGGCCGGAAGCTCCGGGTCGAACAGTATCGTGCGTATCTGCTCTCCCGTGGGAAGTGGCTGGGAGAGCGGCCTTTCGCCGTCCCAGTAGAGCAGCTTCTTCAGCCGAGCCCGCGGGTAGCGGTTATCGCTCGGCGGCGTGTAACCGGGGCTCTCCATGTCCATGAGGTACCGCGACAGAAGGTATGGCAGCGTTTCCGCTCCTGCCATGGAGTTTGACGCCAAGACTTTCCAAAACGGGTAGTACGGGGAGTCCGTCGTCGGTTGAACGTTCACCCAGTCATTCTGCTTCATGGGCACCCCCGCCGTTCTTCGCGGCTTCGCGGATCTCGCCGACCGCAGTTTTTATCATGTCCGGCGTGATCTCGCAGAGAACCGCCGCCGCACGATGCAGCGCATCGTTCCGCGCTTCCAACTCATCGCGGATAGCGCCGAAGATCATGCCTTCAAAGGCTTTATAGTCATAAAGAAGGTCGTATACCGTGTTGGAAACCTTCTTTGTTTTGTCCTTTTTCAAGCGTTCCAGCTGATTGATGACGTGAGATCCAGCCCAATCGTCATACTCCGAAAGCTGCATGAGCAGTCTCACATCTTGCTCTTCGCCGCTCTCTCCGAGCTTTACCCGCTGAATCCGGTAATCTCGGTGCAGATACATTTCCGCCAGAATGCCCATGAGGAACATCTGCCGGAGTTTACGGTTCTCTCGATATACGGGCGCGCCGTTTTCCCCATCCGCCGGTTCAACGCAGAACGCGGCAACGATGCGGGCGATGCGGTCCTTTGACTCTATGGGAATATAGGTGCTCGCTTTCGCAAGATCCGCTTCGGTAATCGTGATGACAGCCATGCATAACACTCCTTTTCGGCTGGTCTTTTTTACTTGCGGCTTCCGCTTTTGCGTTTGGCCGCAGTCTTCACCGCCGGAGCGGTGGAATCTTCTTTGCGCTTCATGCACTCTCCCCAGTCGGGAGAAAGCTTGTGGCAGTTCTTTGCCGGGCAGAACTCCTGGCAGGAGCAGAGCGCGTGGAAATAGCTTGCCTTATCGCCGAACACGGGCGGCGTCTCCCTGCGGCATAAGATATGTTCGTTGGGCGGGTCAAGATAGGCATATTTGCAGTCCATAACTGATATCCTCCGTTGGTCATGTGGTAAGCGCTGTCTGAGCCGTCACGCTGTATTCTCCGCAGACCGCTGTAATGACCAGCGGGTCGAACGCCGCGGCATACCCGGTGATCTTCCAGATGTTTTCTCCTGCGCTCTCGATGGAATAAGCGCTTTCCGGCGCACCGGAAACGACGATCTCCACAGCCTCATCCGTTGCCGCTCCGTTCCGGAAGAACGCTGCGGAAAATGTAACGGAATCGAACGCCCGCAATGTCGCCGGCGGCGGCGTGGTAAACGCCGTGAACGAATTTCCGCTCTTTGCCGCGGTAATGGTAACGTCCGCGCTGATCTCCTGATTCTGCGCCAGACACACCGTAATAACAGCGCTTCCGGCTCTCACCGCCGTCACAAGGCCGCTGTCGTCCACTGTCAGCACGTTTTCGTCGCTGCTGTAGAAGAGATACCGGATAGGATGTTCGTCCGTAGAAACGACGACAGCGCCGTTCCGGACGCTCTGCACCGCAACCGTCTGCGTCGTTCCGACGGGCATTTCCTCTGCTGCCGTCAGCACGGGCTTCCACGAGAACGAGCCGTAGTCCGCGCACTGCTTTTCCATGCTGTCCTGCGGCAGCGGCTCGTTCCGCTCCACGGTGAATGTCAGAAGGTGAACGCTGTCCGCATCATCCGTAAACTCTCTCGTAAAATCGTTCAGACCACGGATGGCATAGGCGCTCTTCCCCATCACGAACCGGGTATTTTCGGTGAACTCGCTGCTGACCTTGTTTCTCTGGCAGATACAGGCGATATAGTTCTTGGCAATAATGCTGTCTTCCGTCACCTGATTTGCGTTGCCGAGCGTGCTGATCTTGGCAAAACTCATCGGCACACTGACGATATTGCCGTAGTAATCCAGCCGGTTGATAACGGCGTTGCAGCGGCGAACAATGGCGTGCGCGTAGGTGTTGCCAATGTTTTTCGGCTTGAACACGATCCATGTATTCCCGCCGTATTTCATGTAAGCCCCCTGCGGGATGTGCGCGATTCCCGCAGGAGCAATGATGTATACCCTGTGCCAGTCGTCCGGCATCGTCTCGCCCATGCTGCTCTGCGACGTGGCAGAGGAGCGGATGCGGACGGGGGTGTAGTCGTACCAGTCCGGCGCGGAAAGACCCTGACACACCGCGTCAAAGCAGTCGGAGGCAAGCGCGCCGTAAGCGGCGGCATAAGCCGTCGTGTCTGTTCCGAAATACTGCTGGTTCAGCCCCTTGTTGAACTTGGATGCGGCACCGGCGGCGGGGCTTGGGGCGTTTCCCAGCATGGCGGCGTTTTTTGCCATGCGCTCAAGATTTGCCATGCTGTAAAGCCCTCCTCACAGGTTGTAGTTTTTAACGGTGTTGAGATACGCCACGTTGGTTTCGTACTCGCGCATTTTCCCGTAGAGCTGTTCGGCAACGAGCCGCTGACGGCCGGAGTTGGCGTTCGTCTGGCTCGCCTCGCTGATCGTCGTGAAAGACCCGTCGCGGATCTTGCTTTTTCGCTCGATCGCGTCGTTGTCGAATCTCTGTTCCCAGACGAAATAAACAGCGAACGCAAGAATAGATATTTCCGTTGCGTTCAGTTCGTCGCGGAACCTTCCGGATTTATAAAAATCCATCGTGATTTCCGTCCCCGCCGCAATGCCCTGCCCGATCGTTACAATGCCCGTCGCGCTGTCGTAGGTGACAGGAAGCGGGTTATACTGCGGGTCTCCGTAAGCATCTTGGGAGACGACCCCGGCAGATACGATGTCATACCCTGTCAGTCCGGTATCGATTTCGGTGGTGCCGGTGGTGGTTTCCTCTGCGGTGTAAACGCCGTCCGTAAACTCCGGCGGCGTATTTTGCGCAAGCCGCACGACCATTTCCGCCGGTCGGTTGAACAGCGGGATAGCCTCGCGCATATACGAAAGCATACGATTGTAGAAGACCGGGAGGCGGTTGCGCATATCCCAAACCAGCGAGATATCGTTTTGTATGTAGGTCATGGCCTGCGTTTCGATTGTTTCCCATGCGGTTCCCATGGCACTGCCTCCCGTAATGATTCATTCCTCGCCCTTGATCTTGCGAAGCCACGCTTCGCCGGCGTCCTGTATGATCGCGTTCAGGTCCTTATTGGCGCCGAGAATCAGTTTAATAGCGGCGTCGCTCATCTTGGACTTGGTAATTTCCAGAAGTTTCTGGTTCAAAAGTGCGATCTGCTCGTCGGTGAGCTTCCCATCCGGTGCTGCGGCCTTCCAGCCGTCAACCAGCGTCTGCTGCAGGGCGGAAACCGTCTGCTGCGCCATTGCGGTAGCTTCGGTCACGGCAGCGGACAGGGACTGGAACTTCTGCGTTTTGGCAAGCCTCGTAGCCGCCCAGGTCCCGGCGAGGCTGAGCAGAATAAGCACTGCCTGCGTCACAATCTGCAGAACGGATTCAACAAGAATTTCCTGCATGTCAAAATCACTCCTTTGTCGTTGAATGTGTAATTTTCAAAGGAAGTTTTCGGACCTTATACATAAGGTCGTCGAAAAAGCCGTTGCCGTTCAGCGCGTCGTGATACACCTTGTGCATACGCTTGAGGTCTTCGTAGTCGCTGCTCAGAATGCTACCCTCTTCGACGTAGAGGAGACACAGCTCCTTGATCTTGGCCCCGAGAACTTCCCGGAGAGCCGCCATCATGTTCGCCTGAGAGGCTTTCTGCGCGTCCATATCCTGCTGCAGCTTGCGTATATCCTCGCTCTGCGCGGCATTTAAGTCGTGCTTTTCCTCTTCCCGATCTTCTTTCTGTGCTTTACGGTTTCTTCGCTGTTCTGCCAGACGGAAGAGCCCGTTTATGAAAGCAGCGCCGGCCGCGCCGCCGAGAACTCCCACAATGAGAGCGTCTGTCGTCATAGCAATTCCTCCAACTTGTGCGGAGAGCGGCGCGCCGTCTCCGAGGATCACACGGCCCGGCTGTTGAGCTCCTGAATGATGGGAGCAAAGAGCTTCTTGCCGTCAAGCTCTTTGGCGGCTTCGTTCAGCTTTTCCACGCGGCTTCTGTCCACACGGTTATCCCCGCTCTCAAATGCGGAAAGGAAGCGGCGGGCAACAAGCTCGCGGTGCTGCGGGCAAAGCTGACGGAATTTGTTGACCGCCTCAGCCTCACTCAGGCTGAAGAACCAGTCAAACATGCCCTCGTTGCGCACGACCTCGCCTTCGGCGTAATCGCAGTGGTACTGCGCTCTCTGCTCGTCGGTCAGACCGTCCAGAACAATGAACTTGCGCTTTTCCAGCAGGCCCATGTGGAACGGCGTCATAAACTCGCCCTCGAACTCTTCAAGCGTCACGCTGAACACTCGGCCAGAGCCGCTGATAAATCTGCCCTTGGAAATGGGAATCTGGTTTCCGGGGATACAGGTATCCACGTACAGGATCTTCACCATCTGCGCCTGCGGCGTAACGACCTGAACGATCGGAGGCGCGGCTGCTGTCTCTTTGTGGCTCGCCTCTTCCCGGATCTCTTCTTCAGATTCCGCGATGGCATCCGTAATAGCCGTTTTGGATGCTTTGCGCGCTTCAGCGCGGGCTTTCTTTTCTTCCTCTGTCAAAGGGGTACGTCCCATCATAATTTCCTCCTTCTGGACGTTTTAAGAACGCGAGGGGTGGGGTTCCCACCCCTCGCTGCAGAAATCAGGTAACGGAGTTGATGATGCCGATGCGGGAGGCAAATGCCGGGGCAATCTCAAGGGAAGCAAACTGCTCGACCTCGATGTTGCCGGTGGCGATCACGTTGTCGCCCGGAGTCAGGTTCAGCATGCCCTGGCCGCCTTCCTCGAAGCAGCAGATCATCGGGGCATAACGCTCGGTGGCGCGAGCCGCGAGGACGATCATGTCGCTGGGGAATACGTCGGTCATGGTAGTGTTGATGGTCTCCGGCGTAGAGGTAGGGGTAATCTCATAGAGCATCGTCCCATCATGGCTCGTGATGTAGCCATTGCGGAAATACTCATTGCCGAGCTGCATCATGATCGCGCTGGCAAGGCCGGCGTTGTCGGGCAGCACTTTGCGCAGAGCAAGGAAGTTGCCGTAGCCGATGATGTCGGTGCGGCGGACACGGTTGGCTTTCGCCACGTTCTGCACAATCGTCGCCCAGTTCTGGTCGGTGTAACCGGTCGCAGTCAGGGCAGCGGGCACATAAGTGGTGTTAGCTGCAGCCGCGGTGAAAGCAGTAGTGAACTTCTGCATAATCATCGCGCCATAGCCACCGGCGAGAGCCGCCAGCGTGTCTACCATGTTCAGGCCGTTGCCGACCATCTGGTAGTAATTGATACGGCCACGGCACGCCGTGGGAGTCGGGTTCAGGGTGATGGTCTTGTGGTAGAGCTGGCTTTCCGGCACGGAGCGCAGGGAAGTCCAGGTCGCGTCCTCCCATTTGAAGACCTCGTTGGAGGTAATAGCCGCCGTGAACGTCTGACCCTTGGGCGTGGTGACGGTGCTTACCATGTCGCCGACGAGTTCGTTGACAACGTAAGGAGTGGTGGTGTACAGCACTTCATTCATCACGTCACTCAGAAGCTGGAGATACATGGGGTTAGCCGCGAGGCGAGGATTGGCGAACGTCGCCTTTTCGTCACGGTTGGTGCGCACGCCGTTGAAGTCGTTGACCTTCTTGGCGCAGAAGTGGAGAACATCATCCGTCCACTTGCGGGCGTACTTCTCATAATCCGACGCGTTCTTGAAAGAACTACCGAAGTCGATAGTCGGGCGCTCCGCCTTGGAAAGAGCCTTGTTCTTTGCGAAACCAACGGATTCAAGAACAAGCGCTTTGCCTTCCGCGACAAGCACTTCTCTTGCGTCAGAGCTCACCTTGCTGCTGTTCAGCAGGGCGAGACCGGAATTAAGTTTCAGAGACTCCATTTCTCGTTATCCCCCTCTCTCAAATGTTGCGGCAAAGGACGTTGTAACGGTTGAAAGGAACCGTATTGCCCTCGGTGAACTTGTCAATGCCGAGAGCCGCGTCCAGCTCGAAATAGATTCCGCTGCCGGCGGCAGGGGCGGCATTGGTGCCGACCAGAAGACCGTTGGCAATGGTCGCGTACTTATTGTCGGCGGACATAACCGTGGAGAAGTTGCCGTCGCCAAAAGCATAGGTCTCGCCGGGGATGGCCTTGGTGTAGGTCGCGAGACGACCGGCAGGAGCGCCGAGACCGAGGGTGTTGACGCCCTCAGCGTAAAGCTGCGTGCCGATCACGCCGCGCTGCACATCGCCTGGGTTGCAGATGTAAATATCGCCCTTGCCGTCGGCGGCAAGAGTCATCTTGTATCCGCCGTTCGGCAGATGATCGCCCTTGACGCAGAACATGCCGGCGCTGCAATCCGCAGGCGTCCAGGTCGTGCTAACCATAGCGCCGAACTGACCGGCAACGTTCTGCAGATCGTTATACCGGTTGTTCCACATGCGGGGCTCAAAAGCGGTTTTAGCCGTGAAACTCATTTTTCATTCACTCCTTTTCTTGTGTCAGATGCCGGCCCGCATCTTTTCGCCGATGGTATGCGGTTCGTCGGCCTTGCTGTTCGACTTCATGCCCCACTGGAAGTAGGACTTGTCAGCCTTGCGGTCCTCTTCGTCCATGCGCATCTGCTCATCCATGCAGAGGCCTTTGACGGCGGCGCGGATCGCCTTGTCACCCGTCCAGTTGCCGTCGGCATCTTCGTTCTCGGTGAACTCGTTGTTGTTGATCTTCTCCATGAGGTCCTTGCAGAGTTCGTCGCTGAAGCGCCGGTCTTCGGAACGGTTCTGGTTGATGCGGGCGAGTTCGTCGCTGCAAGCGCTCTTGGCAGCTTCCAGACGGCGGGATTTCTCGCGGGTAACAGCAGTAGAAAGGGACTTTTCCACGGCTTCCAGCCGGTCCTTCGTCTCTTTCAGTTCTTTCTCCGCCGCATTGCAGCGATTCATGGCAACGGACAGAGCAGACTCAAAATCCGTCTGAACGTTGTCGTCGCCGGCAGAGAAAGTAACAGTAGCGGATGCCTGGCGGATCCGTTCGGGGATCACGCTGCCCATGTCGCTGTCCTCGGAAACGTAAAGGTGCGGATCGCCGCTCTCGCTGAGCAGCGCAATGACCTTCGTATCCTCAGAAGCGCCGATGCAGGTGAAGCCGTTGAACTTCGCCGTCAGATCATCCAGACGCTTTTTGGAAAGCATATTTACTCTCACTCCTTGTTTCTCAGGTTTATTGGTTCCGTGCGGGGCGTCATCCAGCGACGCAGCTTTCAGAATTTCCCGTTTTTCGCTGCTCGCTCTCATTGCGGCAAGCGCTTGGATGTTCGCGCCCGGCACGGCGGGGCGTACTCCATTGCCGAGAATGGTGATACCGAGAATCAGATATTCTTCCTCGACATCCACACCGTTTTCGCGGTGTTCCTTCGTCACAAGGGTCTCCACAGACACGTCAAGGCCGCCGCCCTGTCCGGCGATCTTGTCAACAAGCTCCTTGCTGTACCATGCCCACAGATAACCCGTAACAACTACCCAGTCGGTGCCGCCGTCCCGCTCAATGCGGCGTGGCGCGTTCTTCGGCACCCATCCAACGATCCGTTCCGCGTCCGGCGCGGTGAACGAAACGTATTCTTTTCCGGTGGCGGGGTCTACTTTTGTGTCGTAATTATGCCCGTCTCCGATCGTCCCGTCCTGCAGATATGCCGTCAGGAGCGGGATATCCTCAAATTCGCTCAGATGCGAATCAAGATTGATATATTTCCAACCGTTCCGGTTGACCTCGTTGTTCAGCGCCCAAACTTCCACGCGGAACAGTTTCCGGTTTACTGCCTCAAGGATTTTCAGCTTGCCGGAAAAGCTCAGGTTCTTCCCGTCGTCGCCGTTCGGTTTGTATCGATTTTTTGCCATGCGGTTTTCCCTCCCGCTTACTGCTTCTGCGGCGCTTTCAGGATGTTCACGAACCAGCTGTCGTAAGAGGTCGTGCTGCCGTCGCCGTTTTCTGCCATGGTGTTTGCTTCTACGAGCCACTGCCGATCCTGAAAGTTTTCCATCTGTACGTTTTCGGCATAGCGTGCCAGCGGCTCATAATTGGCCGTATCGCAAACTTCCACGATGCCGGACAGCGCATCATTTACTTCATCGAGAAGACCGATGCACATGTCGAACGTACCGGAGAGCCCCGGATACTCCATATCGAGCTCCGGAATGGGCGGGTAGCTCAGCGGCAGTCCCAGCTTTGCCATAATGTCCTTCAGCTCGTCGATGTACTCCGGCTGTTTGTGCTCCAGCGCGTGGATGGCCGCCGTAACGCCGGCGTAGCCCTGATACCACGTCTGCTCTTTGAGCGCGGCAAACCACCACATCGCCTTGCCCATTGCCGCCATAGCGCGGCGCATCGGCTCATAGAGCCCCGCATACCGTTCGTTCCGGTATGCCCCTCTGAACTCTCGCATCTCGCTCACCTCACTCCAAAGCGCGCCTCAGCTCATCAAGGAGCCGTGCGTCGATTTTCACTTTCTCCGTGACTTCCCCGTTGATGGAGCCGTCTTCCGCCGGTCGTCCGCCCGGGTTCAGGTCTTTTTTTGCCTGCGGCGGCAGCCCTGACGTGTCCTGCTTGGCGCTGTAGGACGTGACAAGCGGTTTGCGCTTATCAAGGATCCCGCTCTCCGAAACGAAATCGGAGATCGCCATGTCATCCAGCAGCGAGTGCCCCATCAGCGCGTCATATTTCAGCGTTTCCGGAAGAATGCCGAGCGTGGCCCCCTGTCGGGCGCTCTCGATCTCTTCTTTCCGCGAGAAGATGTCGCCGAACATGCGGAACTTGAACGGGCATTTGAACCGCTGCTGCTCAAAGACCCAGTTCATCATCCGCTCGATCGCCCAGTAGATGAGCATCGGATACCGCGCCTGGATCTGCGCGGAGAGCTGTGCCACGCCGACCTTCGGGTCGTTCGTCGTAGGAATAAGCGCCGTAAGACCGGCTTTCAGGATCTGGTCGTTGAGCGCCGTGGACGTGATATTCGTGTTGGAAACCGTGTCCGAAAGCGTCTGCAGCTTCAAATCATCCGCCGGCGCGAGATACAATCCGATGCCGGACGTATTGGTCGCCTGAAGCATCTGGTACCAATACGCCTCGAAGAGCCGTCTCGTCTTTTCCGATACGCGAACCGGGTCGGCGTTGGAAGATCCTTTCGGGTCGTAAGTCTCCAAACTGCCGGTCAGAACGCTCGTCAGCGGGTTCAGGATGACTTCCATCTGCGCCGCTTCGTAGTTCGGTATCTGCGTCAAGGACACCATCATGCCGGTCGTCGGCGGTGCCATGAGCGCGTTTCGGTCTACGATCTCAAACGAGAAGACCTTATCGGCGGGGAGAATGACCCAGTAGAACCACTTATTCCCGGCATACTGCCATTCCGGCGCGCCGGGCAGTTCGTTCATTTTCGCGGTCTCAAATTTGTCTGTGTCGATTCGGTAATTCTGAGACCGGTGTTCCTGCGAAGAGTACACATATTTGCCTTCCGGCTGCACCACGGAGTAGAACGACTGCATATAAGGCCGGAACAGATCGCCGAACTGCCGCCAGTCGTTTCCCGGCTGCACGAAGTACATCAGGTTGAATGCGATCGTGTACTTTCCCGGTCCGTTGTTCCAACCGACGATTTTGATGTAATCTTCCGGGAGCTGCTGGAGAAAGGCGTAATTCACCTTCCCGTGGCTCTTGTCCATGGAAATGCGCGGCGTGTAAAACACCTTGCCGTACTGCGCGCACAGACCCACGATCTCATGGGCTTTCGCCTTGATATTCATGGTTTCCGCGAGCTTTATCGCCATGGCATACTCGCGCAGCTGCGTCGCCTTGTCCGGCTTTTCCGGCGTATATCCCGGATATACATACCAGTCGTAGGTCAATACGTCCTGATATGTCTGGAGAATCAGGTCATAGGTCTTGGTGCTGGACGCAAGCGCGGCGGACACCTGGCGGAGCGCCTGTTCGTTTCCCTCCGGAGCCGCCACCATCTGCTCGATGTCGTCTTTGCTGAAATTGGCGGGCAGCGAATTGACGCTTTTGACGCGCTTGTTCTGGATATATGGCCAGTTGAGCATATACCCCATGCCGCCCGCGCCCATAAATGCCTGATACACGCTGTCCATCGGCAGAGCCTGGTATTCCTGCCCGAGAGACGCCATATATCGCGCGAAATAGTCCTGCGGCATTTCCCGTGCAGCTTTGTTATTCGTCTCTTGCGGCATTGGCTATCTCCTTCGCCTGCTCTTTCAGCAGCTCCTCAAAGCGTGAAAAGAACGCCTTCTGCTGCTCAATGAGCTGCGCGTGATATTTCTTTTCCTGCTCCTGCCGGATTCGGTTGGACATTTCAAAGATCCACTCCCAATCATCCGTGCCAAGCAGACGCAGGTCGTCTTCTCCCACTTCCATAGCGCCCTCCGGCGCCTCCTCCGCGATCACAAGGCAGTGGTCCCGATTAGCAAACGCCATATCGTACTGCGCGAGCCGGTCAATATTCTCATTGGTCGGGAGCATACAGTAGAGGGCGTAATGCTCAATCGTCATGGGCGCATGCACATCCTTCCGAGCCGGTGTATGGCTCGCGGCTTAACCTGTATCGTGGTGGAGAGACGGTCGGCCTGCATCGCGTCGTAAGCGTCTGCATAGTCGTTTTTCCGGCGGTTCAGAAAATAGAGCTCTTCTTTTTCCATGCGCTGCGCAAACCGCGCCGCGTACAGTGTTGCGGACCACATATCTTTGGGGATTCGTTCCACAATGGGGGCTTCGATGTAGCCTGTGGAAACATATTTTTTCCGAAGGTTTGCCACTTGCCGGCAAAGCTCGCGGGTCTTGAGATACGGGAACTGGATCTTGGCGTTTTCCAGATCGTCTTTTATCCCGTGCTTCAGCTTGTAGGCCGTCATGCCCTCGTCGAGATTGGCGGTAAGCAGTTGGAAGTTCCCGTTTTCAAACTCGCGCTCTATGTAATCCAGCATTTCGCTGTTCGGGTCTCGTCCGGAGTTTCCGGTAGCCTGTATCGGGTAGATACACGGAACCGCTCCTTCGCGCTCCAGCGCGTTGTACGGTTCCTCATGCGTTGTGGTGCAAAGCGGCGGCAGACCGTCGCCCAGATCCTCGTGGAGGGCTTCTACGACGCTATGGCCATACTGCCGTGCGTCGATAACAACGTAGGTCGCAAGTCCGCCGTCCATGCTGTAATCTGCCCAGAAGCGCTTGATGATGGCTGCGTGGGCTTTCGCCGTTTTCGGCGGCGCCATGTCCATAACGTAAACAAGCTGCTTTCGGTAGTGGTCCCATTTGCCCGTGTCGAAATTCCTGGTGCATTTGATGACCGACATAGCCGTCAGCGCGTTGCCGGAGGCGTCGCGGGAAGAAACGTCGTAGCCGATGATATACATTGCATCCGGTTCGCCCGAGTGCTTGTCCTCCATGACCTTGACCTTCCGGGACGCCGCAAGAACGCTGTCTTTGATAATGGGGTTCTCCGAAGCTCCCGTGCAGTGCGTTTCGCACTCTCGCATGAACTGCTCGGAGCTGAGCTTCTTCCGCAGCATGTTGTAGTAGTTGAACGACTTCATTCGGCAGAGCACGGGGACTTGCCACGGAATGAACAGCGCGTAAGCGCTTTTCCCGCCCATCATGCTTCGGCGCATATCCTCGCACGCCATAAAGGCTTCGTTCTCTTTGCGGCTTGCAGAGGTTATGTAGTGGATCTGGTTATCTATGTGCGTCGGGTCCGGAGTGCCGTTCACCATGTACTGCAGTCGGTTCGTTCCAAGTACAATCTGGTTGAAGTCGGTGAAGTTGAACGGGTTCTTGTCTTCCTGTCCGGCCTCTTCGGCGACAACGCCGGAGGTATCAATGCCTCGCGGGATGTCCATAATGAACTTGGAGCCGGCGGGCGTTGTAAGGCGGAATGTGGTCTTCGCGTCGTTGCTTCGTATCCAGTGCGCCGCCAGAAGCGGGTAATTCCGTTCATAGCTGGCAAACGCCTTGGACGCCAGCGGCGCCGCCTGTACGCTTACCGGAGCGTAGTATCCGGTGATCTCTCCCGGCCACAGAATGCCCTTGTTGCATTTGTCAGAGATAATGCAGGAGGTTTTTCCGTAGCCTCGGCTCGCATAAGTGAAAGTCTCGGTATATCGCGCCATATAGCGCTTGGTAACTCGCCCCATAAGCGAATTTGTGTAATCCGGTCTGTCGGAAACGCAAATATCCTCCATGATGTCGGGATACCAGCGAAAAAACGAAATCAGAAGTGCCCACTCTTTGGTTGCGAACTGTGAGTAATCAACGCCAGCGCGCGTAGGCTTCCGAACAAATCCTCCGGCGCGTCGGCTTTGTGTGTAATCCTGTCTGGACATCAGTCGTTATCCTTTTGCGGCATATCCAGAGGCACGATGCCGAGCTCCCGGTATATTTGCTGCCCCTTTTCGTCGTTTTCCGCGGCGAACTCGCCCAGCGGATCCTGGATAGCATAGGCATCCGGCAGACGGTCAACCTCTTCCTGCCCCTCATTCCATGCGGTGCAGTTTCGGATGGCAAGAAGCATCTGGTCGGCGGCATCGCGCCAATAGGGATACGGCGCGTGAAATGTCTTTGTGGCAAGCTCTTTGCAAAGCTCGTCGTAATCCATGATGTGAAGCCCGGCTCTCTCAACAGCCTGCACAATGTCGTCCAGTCTCACGCGGTCCTGCGGAAGCTCGTCTTTTTTCCGAAGCTGTTCGCCCTCTTTTTCCGCCTTGATGAGATCGCCGATCTTTTTGGCGCTGTCGTAGTCCTGCTTGTCAAAGCAGCGTTCCTGCACCAGCGTCCACTTGCAAATGCGGACGATAGCCGCCTCCGCCTGCTCCGATACATAGGCTCGGTCTGCCGTCAGCGCATCATAGTTTTTGTCCATAGCCTCGTAATCGGCTTGTGTATAGGGCTCTTCGGTCGGTCCGTCCCCCCAGCGGTCTTTCCGCTGGCGTTCCAAGGAGCGGTAATCTTCGGCAGAAAGCATGTCATCGGAAACCTGAAGCGTCATCTTTTCGCCGTCAAAGGCTTTCCGAATGTCCGTTATGCCGTCCGCAGCTGCGGCTTCCGTGTGCCCGGCGCGCTGCCATGCGCGAAGCGCCAGCAAATACCCTCGCCACGTCCCGCATCTTCCCTTGGCAAATTTCCCTGCGTCCGCCGCTACCTCCGGCAAGTAGGGAACGTTGAAAAACAAACAGGCGAGAAAAACAGCCATCTTGTACCCGACGCCCGGCAGGGCGACCAGATACGAGTAGATTTTCTGTTGGCATCGCTCACAGAACGGGAGCGGCGTATCCGGCCGGATTCTTTCCGGCATTGTCTGCGTCGGAGCGAACTCTTCTCCGCATATCGCGCACCTCGCCGTGTTCGCCGTTTGCACACGCTTCTCCCCTTTCGTTTTTCGCACATAAAAGTAATATGCGGCAGCCCCTGTTTTATAAACAAAAAGCTGCCGCGATTTATAAATTTTTTCTTTTTTTCGGGCGGTTTATGTCTCACGGATGGCAATCCCGTAAAAATACCGCATGAGCTTGCGTTTCAGCCGGTACACATCGGTGCGAAAGCCCTTAGAGTCCTCGACGATCTCCACGCCGTTTTCCGTGTAAACGAAGTCCGCTATGTAAGCCGCTTCTTTTTCGAGCACCTTACCGGGCGTAATTCCGCCCTTTGGCCCGATCACATCCGGCTCGCGTTGGGTTGGAACAAGGACAAACTTCACCTGCGTCCGCAGATCGGAGATTTCGCCGCGCCGCTCCATGGCGTAGAGTTCCGCCCAGCGGCGTGCTTCTTTCTTGCTGTCAAACTTCATCTCGCCGATCGCGCACTTCTCGGCGTGGTATTTCCCGCCTTTGCTTTTTGGCTTTGCTTCGGGAGAAGCAGCCGCCGTCTGCTTTGCCCGTTCCTTCGCCATTTTCGCTTCGTACAACGCTTTCATGCCGCGCGGCATATCTTCCGGCGTCTCGAAGGAAAGGCTGCTCATTCTGCTACCTGCTCAAACGGCGTAGGTTCATGCGCCTCCGAAAATCCGCCGCCGTCTGATCTGTCCAGAATCCGTGCGTTCCACCCCACAAAGTCCATGGAAATAGACCCCACCATGCCGTGGCGGTTTTTGGCCACGATAAACTCCATTTCCTGACTCTCCCAAGGCTGCGGTCTTCTGTCGGGTTCCCAGTAAAGCGCCGGCCGGTGGAGAAATATCACGGCATCGCTGTCCTCTTCGATGGCGCCGGAGTTGCGCAAATCGGAAAGGTTCGGTTTTTTGTCCTGCCGATTCTCATTTTGCCGGTTGAGCTGGCAAAGCGACAGGATAGGGATCTGCAGGGATTGCGCCAGCCGTTTCAGCCGGTGTGACGTTTCCGTCGTTTGCTCGTACAGAGACCCGGATATGCTTGGGCGGATAAGCCCCATGTGGTCTATGACGAGAAGCCCCACATCCCCCATGGAGCGGACGTGAGCTTCGATGTCATCCATCGACGCCGGGCGGTCGTTTATGACGAGATTTCTTTGCTGCAGAACCGTCATGGCCCGCGTGATATCCGTCCAGTACTGCTTTTGCGTCGTGGAGATCCCGCGCATGATGTCTCCGTAGTTCAGCCCTGTCATTCGTGCAACACGGCGAGCCCAAAGCTGGTTTCGGCTCATTTCGAGACTTTCGTAGACGACTTTTTTGCCGGTAGCAGCAACGGTATCCGCAATGGCAAACCCTACGACCGTCTTGCCTACACCGGGACGCGCCGCCAGCGTGATAACGCCGGATTCAACCAAGCCGCCGCCGAGGATCGCATCGAGCCTGGCAAGACCGGTGGGTGAAAAGAGAGACTTCTTTCCTTCCGCTACGTCGGAGATCAACTGCAGGAAGCCGGTCGCGTCCTCCGCCGGTGTCGGAAGCGTCCGCCGCTGCCCGGCAACCAGCTGCTGCAGCTCGGCAATGGCATCCGTCGGCGCAAGTGTTCCGCTCATCATCTTGCCGCCGATCACTTCGGACGCGCGCTCCATCGCCCGTGAGTGGATGATCTCCGCAAGCTTGGCAACGTTCGCCGTTGTGACGTACAGCCGCATCGCCGCTCGCATCGTCTCCGACGAGATCTCCGTGCCGTCCGCTCTGGCTCGCTCCTGGATCGTCACGGCGTCTACGGCGGCCTTTTCGTCGAGAAGGGCGCAGGCGGCAGAATACGCCGCCCGGATATGCTCCTGCGCTATGTCCCCGGCTTGCAGGATATCCCTCGCCGTCCCGACCGTCTCGGCAGGGCTGACCAGGATACAGCCGAACAAAGATTCCTCAGCGAGAACCGCATCGTTCATTGTCATGTCGTTCACCACCAGTGATTTTCATCGTGCTCTGGGTCGTACCCTGGCAATTCGTAGTAGGGAACGTATTTGCCGCTCCCGGCAGGGTATTCCTGCATGTATCCCGGAATCATCCAGTAAGGGACGTACTTTCCGCTGTTTTTCGGGTGCTCCCGAAGCTCGCTGGTAGACAGGCTGCGCAAACCGGCGCTGTAGTCCTGCGGAGCAAACTTGGACTTCCTCCACGCGATCTCCGGGTCAGGGCGTTTAACGGATGCGTGTTCGGCTTCCAGCTTCGGCTGCTGCGCTTTGGTGGGAAGTTTGGCGAGCTTATCCCAGATGATGCCCTGGTAGTTGTTTGCCTTGCATTCGTCGATAAGGTCTATGACCGCATCGTCGCCGTACTTCTCGGCGTTTTTCTTCGCCTGTGTCAGCAAAGACTTGAAGCCGGTGGGTACGTATTTCTCTTTCCGTTCCGCCTTGTATTCGAGCCAGCCGCGCAGAGCCTCTTTCAAAGGCGATGCGAGGGTGGCTTCGTCGAGAATGGGGAGCAAAATAGGGAACATTTCCGTGCCCTTGGGGGCTCTCTTTTTCCCCTTTTCTTTTATATCCCCGTAGGGGATATTTTCTTTTGGGTCTTTTTCTACGGGGTATGTATCACTAAGTTCTTGAGAAATACTGAGTTGGTTGTTATCGGTAGGTCTTAGGACGGAAGTTATCTCTTGAGACTTACCTGGTTGGTTGTTATTGCTTGGTTCAAGGGTTCTAACTGAGTTGGTGCAGATATTATGCGAAGCACCACCATCGGTACGACCTCGCATCTTTTTGCGCGGTTCATCGCTAAACCTCGCAATTTCTTGCAGACCCTCGCAATTTCTTGCAGACCCTCGCAATTTCTTGCGAGCTTCCGGTTCGCTGATTTCGCCCATGGACGCCTGGTGGATGTGTGATTCCAAGATGTAATCATCCGTTTTTACAGGAGGATCAGCAGAAGGCGAACTATATAATGCAAAAAATGCGTCAGTCTCTATAAACGCCGCGGCCATTCCGGCACTTCTTTCGGCTCTGTCAAGCAGACCAAGCTCGCAAAGTTTTGCGAACCTGTAATTCAATGCCCGCCGCTTTAGCCGGAGGAACTTCAAATCGTCCTCCAATCTCGCATAGTCCACCAAAAAATAGTTCTTTCCGCCGATGTCCTTTGTCGTCAGGAGTCTTCGATACTTGATAATCCATTGGACAAAATATAAATCGATGCCGTCCAAAAAGATTTCCTCGAAAGTATCGCCTTTGGGAACCATTGCGTGAACCGCGAGAATTTTTTCGTGGCTAAACCCGTTGATTACATCTTGCAATCAAAACACACCTTTCTGTCTGTGGGGTGGAGCAGCTGCTTTATACCCTATATGGCAAGCAGCGGCGCGTTTTGCAACCGCTGTTAAAACTTTTTGGCGAAGAAGCGCCCTGAAAAAGGGCGCTCTCTTCCTCCCATGCGCGTCAGTGCATTACGGAAATGAAATCGCAGGTGAGCTGGTAGATATCGGCATTCTCTTTGTGGCTGCGGTACTCGTCTTTGACGAGATAGCCCGCGCAGAGAACCGTGTCTCCGCGCTCCAGATTCTGCGCGAAATCGGCAACTTCACCCCATGCCGAGCAGTTGATGTAAACGCCCTTTCGGCGTCCGCCGTCTTCGCCCGGCAGCGAGTCGTACTGCAGAGAGAAGTTGGCAACACGGCGATTGTTGCCCAGCTCTTTGTAAGTTGCGTCCTTGCCCGACACACGGCCCCAGAAGACCGCTGTAGTGCCTTTTACGATGGGTGTCATAGATTATCCCTCCTGCGCGAAAAAGCTCGCTTCTACGTCGTCCTGAGCGCCGCCGGTGATCTCCCCGGTGTCAGGGTCAACGTCAAGAACCTTGGAAGCGTCGATCGGCGTTGTGGGGACTTCTTCATATCCAAGTTCATCGGGAACGTACATTCCTCCCACATCGCCGGGAAAGGCTTCTCGAAGCGCCGCCACAAGCGCACATTTGCGAATCATAAGACCGGGGCTGGTAGCCCATTTCGCCTGCGGCTGTCCATCTCTTCCGTACTGGCAGCGCTCCTTAAACCCGATACGGACACCGATGGGGTTGATGTACCCGGAAACGTACACATCCGCCCAGCCGCCGACAAGCTCTTCGCCGTCGAGAATGATTTCGCCCAGCCGTTCCTCAATTTCGCCTTTGCTGTTGATTACAACCACGCCGGCTTTCTGTCCCTGGTAGCGGGGGTTAGCTTCTGCGCGCTTTGTAAAAGCGTCTTTGGATGTAAGGTGCTGCGGAGGCGAAGACCCGTATTTAACGAGATAGCACTCCTTTTTCCACGGGTCGAGACCGACGTGGGAGCACCATGCGTTAAACATAAATGCCTCTGCGGGAGTCGCCGTCGGGCAGAAGTATTTCTGCGTCATGGCGATAGAAAGTTCTACGTCAGCACCGGTTGAGCCTTTGTACTTGACGATCTTGTCCTCAACGGTTTTTGCCGGTGCCAACCCCTGCTGAGTTGGAACCGGGCGAGAAGAAGTGGTGGAAGTTTTCATCTGGTAGCCTCCTGTTGAATATTATTTGACATATTAACTGCGTCCTCTGGTGTAAATCCGCGGTAGAAAACGCGATGGTAGAGCGTTGCATAAGGCATTCCAAAATACGAAGCCCAGTCAGCTACCGTTCTTTTTTCACCGTTGATTTCCAGAAAACGGTTAGTCCTCTTATTGTTTGCTTGGATCCTCGCATCCACAAAGCGGCAGTTGCTTGGTTCATAGTTCCCGTTTACATCAATACGATCAAGCGTACATGCCCCTGACGGTGCCGTGTCATCGTATCCGTTTTCATAGGCCCATTTGTAGAAAGCGGGAAAGCTATGATCCCATTCATCGCAGACCTTGATTCCGCGAGCGCCATAATGCTTATAGCCTGCGCTTTTCTTATCACGGCAACGGACGCGCATATCTCTCCAGACGGCCCACAGTCTGCAAGAGGATAGACCATGCGTTCGGCGGTTTTCTGGATGCTCTTTGTGCCATTTTTTCATTCGTTCCGACTGTATGTGGCGCGCTACGCATCCACAACTGGAAACGCTTCCATGCCGGAGATTCCCGGGGTTTGCCTCGGTATAATTGCCGCAATCGCATTTGCAAACCCAATAATATTCTCCTTTGGCATTGACCCTTTCGGAACGCTTTATTGCAACGAGTTTTCCAAAGCGTTGACCGGTTATGTCGATTCTGTGATTTGGCACAAAAACGCCTCCTTAAATTTTTCGGTATTCGATATGGTTCTGTGTGAAAAACGCCTTGAGCGCGTGCGCCTGTTCCATCGTCACATCGACGGCGAACTCCAAATGATAGAGCTTCGGCTTCGGCGGCTCCTCGTATCTGACGGGAACGACGGGAGGCGGCGCAAAAGCGGCAGGAGGCTCCACAGGCGCGTCTGGCTCATCCTGAGCGGCTTTTGGCTCGTCGAAGTGTTCCTGTATTGCCGCCGCCTTGCGCGCCTCTTCGGTGGCTTTGCGGGCTTTCAGCGCGTTTTCCTTCTGGATGGCATCACGGACGTTATGCGTAGCGGCGTATTCATCAAGAAGCGCCTCTTCCCATTCGCTGTTCAGAGACCGGATCGTATCCAGATCCTCGCGCACCTGCCGGAGAATGGTGGTGATCTCTTCGACCGCCGCCTTTTCGCTTGCGGACGCATTGCCCCATTTGGGGGATACGATGCTATCCCAAGTCACATAATCCGTGATGCCGACGGCGTTCTCGTCGAACACGGTTTTCAGCCGGGCGAGTTTTTCCTCGCGCTTGGCGTTTTCCATGTTCTTTATCTGAACATCCAGATTTGTGACGCTCTTCTGGCAAAGGTCGTAGAGCTCTTTGCTCTCGCCCTCAAAGGTCGTGAATGGCGCAAGCCACGCCTTCTTCACGCTGATCTTCTGCTGGTTTATGCTGTCCGCAACTTTGCGGATGTTTGCCCGGAGCGTTTTGGCTGAGGCGATGCTTTCCTCAGTGACGATCATGCTCTCGTAGGGCGCAAGCTCCTGCGTAAGCCACTCTTTGACCTCTGCGAAGTTGGTGCAGATATGCAGCTCGCTCGCAACAGTCAGCGCGTCGTTTGTGACGCCGTATTCGATCATGTCAGCCATAGCGCGCCTCCGTCAAAACAGCGTGTCCATGTCCGCTTCGGTCATCGGATAAAGCTCCGTGACCTCTGTGAGACAATGGAGATATTCCGGATCGATCTCCACTGCGGGAACGTCCGTTCTCGTTACGAGAAGCGGCGAATTTCCGCGCGGTGTCGGAATTGCAACCACGGAGCCGACGCGCACGGGCAGCTCCGTGCGGTAGTAATACTCCTTGCCTCCGAAACCGTTCTTCTTTTTGAACTGGCCTGCGATGTTAATGGCAAATACCCCCAATCATATTTTCAGCACAGCCGGAGGCATCGTCCCCGCCTGTACCCGTTTCCAGAATGCTTCTTCTTTATCCAGAAGCCACGCCATATCGTCGGCGCAGCTTTCTGCCGTGAAATAATAGGTGCGCAGCGAGGAAGAGCCATCCAGCCCTGTCAGAAGCGCGAAAAGGAACGCGAAAGAATATCCCGTGGCAAGGAACTGGTGGCAAATCTGCGTGTAATAGTGCGTCGGGATCCTGTCGCGCCATTCCGCCCAATCCTCTTTGGAACTGCACTGCGCAGTTTTGATTTCCAAAACGCCGTGTTCGCCGGTTTCGGTAATCAGCTCGCCGTCCAGCGTGGCCGTAAGCCACGGGCGCTCCTCCTGATACAGAATGTCGAACGGGTGATATTCCAGCCGGTATTCCGGGTGTTCCGCTAAAAAAAGCCCGCGCAAATGGGGCTCTGCGCGGACGCCAAAGGAAACTGCTGCGTTGCCGGATAAATCTTTCGCTTTTTTTCGGCCGGTTTTTATCTCCCAAAGGCCGAGCGGTGTCTGCCACTTGCTCAGGCCGCACACAGCGGCGGCGTCCGAAGCGCCAAGCCCAACGCGGCCGGCAAGCCAGGTCTCACGATCTTCAAAATGCAAATACTGAAGCATGCTTCCTCCGATTATTCTGTTACAGTCTCCTCCTTACGGGAGTTGCACCCGCATCTTCCGTTCTGTCTCGCCTTTTGCGTAACGCGACAAAGAACATCCCGCCCGCTCGAACGGCGTTTTACTGTTAAACTATCGGAGGATATTGGTGCCCTGCCGCCATTCCAGACGGAGCGCCGAAGCGAGCTGCTTCTTACGGGCTGCAGCTTATAGCAAAAAGGGAGAAGGACCCGCACCAAAAGGACGTGAAACCATGCGGCTGGCTGTATAGCGGTTTTAACCTCAGCAGTTCAGGAGGTATACAAAAGAGCCGGCAGGTGAAAGGTAAAAAGCCCTGCCGTAACTCAGAGGCGATCTTGGTTGAAGTATTTCTTATTCACCCACGACCGAATGAATGATTGGCAGTTTCGTACTTTATCGCTGTCTTTCATCGAACCGCGATAGCAGGCGGAGCATGGATCGGATGCACAGGCCGTGCATTTCTGCTGCCGGTGGTTATTGCATGCCCGGCAGCGGCAAAAAGAGCAGTCTTTTCGAGTCATATGTATTCCGTCTTTCTCGGCCGTCCCGGCTTCGCTTTTCCGGCGGTAGCGAGGCAGTTGCAGCATTCGGTGCTCGCATAGGGGCAGTGGTGAAGGCAGAAGTCGATATAATCCGGCTTGTCTTCGTCTGCATATTGGATGGTGAAGCCACCGTTCGGGGCATGTCTGCGAAGCACTGGGACATGAACATACGTTGCTTTCAGAATAGCGAGAGCCGTCGCTTTTGCCGTCAGATCCGCCAACTCGTAAGTGTTCATCTTATCCGCCTATCCGCTGGGCTTCCGCCAGATGCTTAGCCACGTCTTCGACGCTGAACTTCCGGCCGCCGCATATCTGATAAAAGGTCACATCGGCAAGCCACTTTTTGGCGGTGCCATAGCTGACGCCGAGCTCCGCCTGGATTTGTGGGATCGACAGGTATCTCGTTTTGTAACGTTTCGCAAGATCGTTCGCCAAAACCACTTCCTGCGGTGAGTTGGCATAAACGGCGCGTTTCAGTCGCGGCATAAAAGCACCTCCCAGCGTGCGGATCAGGCGTTTTCCAGAAGCAAGCGGACCTGTTTTTTCGTATCGTCGCTCGCTTTCGGGAGCAGCCGAAGAATGCATTGAAGATCGTTTTCTTTCTTAACGGCGGCTCGTCGGCTCTCTTCAACGCTGTAATACAGATCCTCCACGGAGCAGCCGTACAGCAGTGCCATAGCGGCAGCCCGCTCCGGGCGCGGGCCGTAAAGCCCTTTTTCGTAAGCCGTCAACGCAGACGGCGGAAAACCGCAAATGCGAGAGACGTTCGATATGCTGATGCCGATTTTTTCCCGGCGTTCTCTCAGATCCATCATGGAATCCTCCATACATAATTAAGATTTTCCTTGACAAAAAAATCCCTGTGAGATACGATGCAAATAGAAAATCTTCTTTGTTCTCAAGGGTTTTTATCTTTTGTGTACAAGCAGATTATATCTTACAAAAAATAGATAGTCAATATTAAATCTATGTTTTAATAGATTTCAGCGTATTGACCGAAAGGAGATGAATGAATTGTTCGATTTCAACAGATTCGAGGCTTTGCGCGAGGAAAAAGGAATTACCAAAGCCTTTATTGCCCAAAAACTTAACCGCGCTCCCGTTATTTGCCACGATTGGAAACTCGGAAAATCAACTCCCAGCGAGCAGCAGATCAAGGTCGTAGCGAAAATTCTTGGCACTTCACCGGAATACCTGAAGGGGGAAACCGATAAAAAAACCCCCGCCGAAGCCGGCGAGGGCAGTAAGTATGATCGTATTATTATGGAGATACTGGGAAATATCACGGATGAGACGAAAGCGGCTCTGATCCCGCTGCTTCAGCAGATGCAGCGCCAAGAGGAGGCAAAGAACGGTTCTCGTTGAAGCGCATCAGCGCCTGATATTTCGGATCTTTTGCAGCGGCCTTTTTAAGGGCGGAAATGAAGATCTCTTGTTGATCTTCGTCAAGCTGATGGAAAAGGCGCAGGATAACCTGATCGTAGTCCAAGGGGAAGCCTCCTTTATGTCTTGATAATATCATCATACAGTATCCGGAGTCCGATATTCCGTACTTAGTATCTTATCAGGCGAATTTTGCCGTGGCAATAGTTTTTTGAAAAGGTCCCGCCGCCGCGTCACCGGCGGCGACGCCAGCAGAGACAACGTAAAAAGCCCTGTTGTCTGCTGCGTATTAAGCGTAGCAGATGCTCGTGCGATTTGTCCAACCCCAAAACACAGCTTTTCCGCCCCAATGTGAAGAAGCTGTTCGGTTAATTCCCAAAAACGGGTTCAAATCGCAGAAATAATGCTACGAGGTATATGATTCATGGAAGAATTAGAAAATCTCGTTTGCCAGACACAGGAGCAGTTGGAAGTTGCCCAAAAGATTATGGCAGACGAAAAAGACAGGCGAAGTTTATCCTACCAGAAAATTGTCGATCAGACGGGTATTCCGAAATCCACCGCCGAGCGATTCCTCGGATTGAAAAGCAGCAACTCCAGCACAGTTTATTTTATCGTCCTATGTAAGTTGTTCGGTATGTCTGCCGACAGTTTTTTCGACATTGCCAAAGAGTCTCCGACCGGTCCGGATACCGACCAGGCTGCTCACAAGATTGAGTTGTTGCAGCTAAAGAACAAATATCTGGAAAGCAACAACGTATTTCTCCGCAAGGCGGTTGAAAAGAAAAACCTTTATATTGCCGTTATATCCATTCTTTCTCTGATACTGCTTATCCGAAATACCGTAATGGACATGAATAACCATCATATCGGTTTCTTCCGCGGCGAGTGGACACCGATGTCCACAGCAGGCGTTCTGCTGATCGTGATAGCCGCCGTAATATGCATTGTCGCCATCATAGCCAATCTCGGCAGCCGCGCACACTGGAAAAAGGAAGAAAGCAACAATCAAGACCCCTGAAAGGAACCAACCATGCCTAAGGGCGGTTCAAAAGAATACAAGTATATCCGAAAATCGTTTGTTGCCGACGGGAAGCAATACATAGTATGCGGAAAGACGGAAGCCGAGGCGATGGAAAAACTCGCCGCAAAGAAAGAAGCCGTCCGGCGCGCGGAATTAACGAAAGGTGCAAACTGCACGATCGAGGATTGGGCCGATACATGGTTGACCACCTACGTTAAACCCAAAGTCCGCAAACCTGGACAGCCGAAGAAAAAAGGCACCATGACGCAAAAAAGCTATGAGATGTATGAGGACAAGATCAACGGATATATTATCCCGGCGCTTCGAGGTAAAAAACTGCGCAGCGTCACCGACACGATGCTGCAAGGCGTGCTGAATCAGCAGGCGGAAATGTCTGAGTCCCACGCGAAAAAAGTGCGAATGATCCTGCGCGCCATGTTCTCGCAGGCTGCCTTTTCTCGCATAATCCCCTTTGACCCGACCATTAAGCTCACCATCCCCGCGTCTGCTACTGTCGAAAAGCGCCGCTCGCTTACCGCCGAGGAACGTGCCGTTCTTATGCAGGTGGCGAAGACGCACCGGTGTAGCCTATGGATCCGCTTTCTCATGCGCACGGGGCTGCGCCCCGGCGAGTGTGCCGCACTTCGTGTGCGCCATCTGGATATGGAAACGCGGCTTATTCACGTTTGCGAAGCCGTCGAGTCCGGAACCACTGTAATTGCGACGCCGAAAACGTCTGCCGGAGACCGGTATGTTCCTATTCCTTCGGACATTTATGCCGATCTGGAACGCCACATTAGCGGGAAAGACCAGGACGACTTTGTTTTTACGCAGGAAGACGGTAAATCCATGATGACGCAGACGGTGATGACAAACAACTGGCGCAGTTTCTCCCGGCAGATGGACATTGCCATGGGCGCCGAAATGACAGCGCACGGCCATATCTACGACCCGAAAGACTTTGATAAGGACGGGAAACCGTTGTATCCGGACAACGCCGGGAACCCGAAGAATGGCCACAAAATTGCTCCCGATCTTGTTCTGTATTGTCTGCGGCATACCTACGGTACAGATCTGCAGCGCGCCGGGGTGCCAATCAATATAGCAAAGGCGATCATGGGCCACAGCGATATTTCTGTAACAGCAAACGTATATACTGACGCAACTGTCGAAGATGCCATGTCCGCGCGTGACTTAATGGACTCAGCAATAAAAACTACATGAAAAAAATAATTGACAACCAGCAAAAGCACTGATTTTCAACAGTTTTTATCGGGTTCGTCATCGTACTCTGACTCCGTATGTGAGGGTTCAAATCCTTCTCCCGCTGCCAGCGAGTAAAAGCTCAAAATCCTTTATTTTCAAGGGGTTTTGAGCTTTTTTCTTTATCTCGCCGCGCCCTTTTTCGAGAGCTGCCGATTTCAAATCTTTCAAATATTTCAAATCTTACATTAAAAATCGCATTAAAAATTTTTGCGTTGATCGTAGAAAGAAGAGGGCGAAAATCGCCCCCCTCTATTTTAAAAATTTCTCGATTGTCTTTCTGGCGCGCCCAAGTTCCTGCGAAACGTACTGTGGCGTACATCCAAGTGCGTCGCCAATATCATAAACAGACAGCTCAGCGCTGCGCATAGTAACCATAAGCCGTTGCGTGGGCGTAAGCCGCTTCATCATGTCTTCAAGCGCGGGATGCTCGTCCTCCTTCCCGACAGTTTCCTCGACAAGTAATCGGCTATTCGGCGAAACGAAATCATCTAACGGCAGTGCCACGATCTGCGGCTTGCAGCAATCTCGAATATATCGGCACACCGCCATGAAAATGCCCTTGACCGCAAATGTTGAGAATTTAGCGCCTTTTTCCGGATAGTATTCCGCACACGCCTGCCATAGCCCTATCCTGCACACTTGTAGAATATCTTCGTCAACTTTAAGACTCGGGAAATACTTTTTCAAAGTAAACCAAACAAGCGACTGATTTTCTTCATACAGTTCCTCTGGCGTCATGTTTGAAGAGCCTCCACAAAACAATAGCTCTGCGGCGGCCTCGTGAGATTACACTGCGTACATTCTGAACACTTCGGCGTTGCCATGCCGAGATTGTCAAAGTAACATTCTCTGCTATGTTTCTTGAACTCAGATATTTCTTTCGGCTTGTCGTAGATTTTCAGATCGGAGATATGCCAGCCGAACCCTGGGTTTCCGCCCAAATACGCATAGAGCTCCTCCTCTGTTAAGCACGCCTCTTCGAGGAGCCGATCGATTGGAGATTCCCAATCTCCGTTATTTGCAATTCGATATTCCGGTTCTCCGCCACGTCTGGTGAAGCCAACACGCGCCAGCCAGTCAATTCGGTCGCACACCAACTCACCAATAACTTTCCCGCCGCCATGAAAGCCTTGTTTTCCCACCAGCGCAAAGAAATCCTCGTGTTCAAATCGCGGCTTCGAGCAGTAGACATACACCTTAAACGGCGTTTCCAACTTCGGGCGTGTCTTGCGCACTTCCATCGTCTTTTCCCCAGCGGCAATCAGCTCGCACCAGCGCGGCTGGATGCTTAACATTACTGCTTTACTCATCGGTTCTCCTTTCTCCGTCGGCGCAATAGAAATCCGCGCGTGTTGCTCTCAGCCCAACTTCGTGCCCGTCAAGGATTGTTGCGTTTTTTGCGCACATATCGCGCCCATTAAAAAGTCTATGTTCTTTGCACTCGCGGCAATGGATCACCGCCTCATACCCAAGCTGCACAGCCATTCGCTTAAACTGGCTGCGGGTGGGGCGGTCAATATCGATTGTCGGTGCTGCATCGATAAGTTCGTTTACCTGTTCTTTATCAAGGAGCACACAGTTTCTGCAATTCTGGAATGCATCAACGCTTGTTTCCGGGATAGCGAGTTTTAGAGCGTCAGCGTTAATCAACCGCATGGTCTTTTCCTCCTTCGTATTTGGCAATAAGCATATTGAGATTGCGCAGTCCTCGCATTGTGACAGCATCGGATTCGTAGAGAGCGTCGCGCAAGGCGAGGATTTTGGACGCGGGAACAGCGGCAACGGTGGGAGCATCCTCTATCAGTTTTCGGGCTTTCCCCGGCTCTCCTTCGTGCTGCCGGTCGTATTCAGCAAGCAGAGCGTCAGCGTCAATTAGTCTTGCCATTCACTACACCCCCCATTCCACCGCCACACACAGCGATGGCATTTGCCGTAGCAGGGTTTATGCATTTTTTATTCCTCCTAACGCGATTTCGCAGAAGATTCCGCAATCTTCTAAAATCTCCTCGCTCATGCTTCCGCGTGTCGGGTCTAACTCATCAAGATAGCACTCTTTCAGGCACGTACGCCCGATCTCTCGTTCAAGCCTTGCGCGGCTTTCAAAAACCTCCGGGAAATCAACGCGGATTTTGTTCCAGTAGCCCATGCCGCCCTTAACGCAGCCGATACAGTTGTTATTGTTGTAGCCCATGTCATACATTACCGGTCGTTTGATTTGGAGCCGAGCAAGCATCGCGTGAGCGTCCTGCTTCGTCAGATTGTTTTCGATGAGCGGGAAGCGGTGCTTAAACTGCGGCATTGCATCCACAAGGTTTTCCGCACGGTGGCGCTCGCCGCTATCGAATCCCCAGACGTATGTGATTTCGCAATCCTCGTGTGCACGTTCCCACTCCTTGCGGACACGTTTTTTCAGGTAGTTCGTGCAGGGGGCAAAACCGCGCACCATCCGAAACACGCCACCCGCACGCACCGCGTCAGCAACGCTGGAATACTCGGCTGACCGCAGCATGCCAATCGGTTTCCCAATGGCTTTTTCGCAATCGGCGATAAAACGCAGACTGTCCGGGTGCTGGTCGGCGATGTCGATGTACAGAGATTCATCAATTTCGTCTTTTGTAATATACTCGGCAATAAACGAGCTGACGCCGGCAGAAACCCAGCAGACTGTCAGTTTACGTTTCTCAGTCATGTCGCTTCATCCTCCTTAAGCATCGCTGCCACCGCCTTTATACTTCGGCATGTCCGCCCATGCTTTCACACCGTCCCAATCACCGCGTGTTTCGAGCTCGAACAGGTTGTTGCACTCATCGCAATCGATCATACACAAGTCCTGAGAAACGCCCCAGCTTGTGGCGACAAGGATTTCCTGCCCGTCATCCGGCATTTCGCAAGAAAATATATATTCCGGGATTTCATAGTCAGCGTACCCGCGCTCGGCGTACTCGACTTTTTCGTCGTTGGTCAACGGGCGCACTGTGATCTCGTGCCAGACGATCTTTTCTTCAAACATCAGCTTCTACCTCGCTTTCGAGCCATTTTCTTCACCGTCCCACGTTCTGTCTCTTTTCCACCGTCTGCACCAGTGTTCAAAGCACTGCAAATAGCCAATGTGACGATCGTCTATTTCGCACCGGCACCGGATTCCGTCCTTTGTTGGATATCGGATGCAGTTGCCGCAGTTACAGCACACACGTTTCCGCTCCTTGTTCATTCCGTTTCTCCTTTCGGTGGTTCGGGAAGCGGAATCCAATGAGTAACAAGGTCGTCTATGTCGTAATCTGTCCCGTTGTCGTTCCAATTCCAGCAACCGCCGGAATATTCAGCAACTACAACAACCGTGCCATACCAGATTCCTTCTCCATGCGAACACCACTCGTCACAAGCCGTAACGATGTACATACCAGCCACGTCCGGCAGCCTGTCCTTGACGCTGATCCATTGCGGGGCGTATGCGGCGGCAGGAATTGAAAGCAATCTCCGGACATCCTTTGACGTGTGACCATCCCACGGCCTTCCCTTGTCCAGTTCCTTGCATTGGAACAGATCCCAATCTTTCAGTTCGTAGTGGTATGTGTAACATCCTTCTTCGGTGTCAAAGCCCATGATGAACCATCCACCGCCGAAAGGATCACTACCATCCTCATGCCGCTTGCTTTTCCATGCATGCGGATTATTTTTGGCAAGAGCAGCAGACAAAATGAGCCGTTGTTCATACAAGTCCGCGAAAGTGTGGAATCCGTCTGATATTTTGTCAACATCAACGGCGGGAAGCGCCATGATGGTCTGTACGTTTTTTGCGCTGCACCCGTCCTGCATCAATCGCATAACCGCCGTTTCGCGTTCTAAGTATTCAGCCATTGTCAATCCTCCTATTCCATGCTTCGATTGCCTTTTCTTTCGCTGTATATTCTGAAGAATACTGTATGCTGTTCGATGTTGCGTTGCATTTATCGCAAATAACCACACACCAGAAACCATTTACATCAACAAATTTGCCCTTCCCGCCGCAGAACGGGCAACGTTTAAGCTCCTCCATTGTCAGCCCTCCTATTCCATGCATCAGACGCATCTTTGAGTGACACTGCATCAATCAGTATCGGGTCGATGATGCAGCAGTTGTATTCGTCATCGCCGTATGTGTGATAAACTTTGAACACCCTGTCAAGTGAGTTGTAGATAATCGACACGGGTTTCCCGCAGAAGGGGCAAGGTTTAAGTTTCTCCATTGTCAGCCCTCCTGTTCCATGCTTCGATTGCTTTTTCTAGCGTAGAGAAAAGCCGTGTTTGCTGATGACAAAAACAGATGGTGTTGTCGCAAATCACTCGATATTTTTTGATGTGCTCAATCAAACCGTCATCAGCTGCTACTGCGGCAGGCACATCGCAAAAAACAATTTCCCTGATGTACGGGCTACCGCCGCAGAAAGGACACGGTTTAGGATTTTCCATTGTCATCACTCCAATCAAGCGCTCCGCCGCATTTGTCGCAGTACGCGCCTTTCGATTTCATCTTCAAGCGTCCCTTGCATCGCGGACAGCGGAAAATGGCACAGTAGGCGTCAAGCGTGGCGTTGCTCAAATTTATAGGTTTCTGCGGAATCTGCTTTTCTAGCGCCACAACTGCGATTTTCAGCGCTTCAACATCAACGAAATCACCGGCGCCAAGTCTGATTCCTGATTCGATGAGATCATTTTTTGCTTCTTCGTAGGTCATGCCGCGTCCTCCCATACTGGGCGGCTTTTCTTCCACTTGCGCCAGCGGATAAAGCGCCACCGGGGCGGCTCGCTGTCCAGCCACTTGTTGAAATGCGCGATAAACTCAAGGCGCAGATTGTACCGGCGCTTCTTTTCCTGTTTTTCGTTCATTTTTCATCCTCCGTCAAAATTTCTCGGTCAAGGACCGCGTCGATTGTTTCCACTGCGTCGAGGAGCGCACCCTCTACGTCGGCTCCTATTCCAAGCGCAACTCCCAGAATCATGCCGAGCATGCGCTGGATCGTGGAAAAATCCTTTCTTGTCATGGTTCGGCCTCCCAATTATCTTTCATGTTCAGATTTCTACGGCAGCAGGAGCATTTCTGGTGGCGCTCGCCGTCCCATTTGCATCCTTCACAACTCATCGGCGCAGAGCCTCGTTCCAGCAGAGCATTAAGCGTCATCCCGAAGGCAATAAGCTCGTCCTCGAACTTTTTGTATTCCTGCACGTCGGTCGGGGACATTGTAGTATCCTCGTACTCTTTCAGCCGCTCCCACACCTTGCGCTGGCTGCATGCGCCGTCCGGGCAGTATTTGCCCCAGCGCTCTTCGCGGCATTTGGCAATGTCGCAGAAGTTGCCATCGAAAGTAAGCCGATCATAAGGAAGCTTTGATTTAGCCATGGGTTTGTTCGATTCCTCCTCGTTTTTCATTTTTGCGGTAAATCACAACCATGCTCGGAAACGGTGCGCTGTTTGTTGCGTTTCCGAATTTCAGGCGCCCGCGAACAAAACGAATCTCGGCTTTGCCATAGATGAACTCGTGAAACCATCGTGTGTCCGTCCGCGCCGGAAGAAGCATAACAATCATGTTGCCGTTCTTTTCGTGCTCCTCCCACGCTTTCTGTACCCATTTTCCAATCTCACGCCCATAAGGGGGATTGCAGAACACCGTGTGTCCTCCCCACGGACAAGTGAGCCCGTTTTGTTCTTTTGTGAAGAACGTCTCGCATTTGTGGTTCGCTTCATTCGCCGCCGGATCAAGAGTAAAGTGAAATTCGCCGTTCAGCTCATCAAAGAACGCCTGTGGCGTCGCCCATTCGTCAGTGGCGGAAGAAAACATCCCGCCAAACTGTTTATCTGTCATCGGCATTACCTCCAAAATGATGCTTTGTTACGGCGATGGCAAACGGCTCGATCTCCGAAGCCCATACCGCCGTTCCTTTCCCGTGGATGCGCTCCCAGCACAACTCAAAGCCGCCGATTCCAGAAAACAGACTGCCGAGCGTCGCGCCCTCCGGAAGATACGCCGCCATTCTACCGAACATCCAGCGCCAGAACGGGAGCGCGATAGAGTTTCCAAGCGCTTTGTACTTCGGCGCGTCCGCTTCCTTGTGTACGCGGCCTTTCTCGTCCGTCCAGTCGCCGATGTCCACCCATCCGTCCGGGAAGCCTTGAAGCCGTGTACATTCCAATGGGGTAAGCCGACGAACGACCATGCGCTCCATAACGTGCTGTTGTGTCCCGCCGCTCGCATGGGCTTTCAACGTGCCGAATTGGTCTATGTAAGCGTTTTTCTCGTCGTCGATGCTGATTACAAGATCCGTTGCTGACTTGTAATCTCTGGCAGAACATGTGCAGCCTACATTGCTTTGACGATAGGCATCTGTTCGTTGAAGCGAATATGTAAGAGGGATTTGATTCCCGCCGGTCCCCATTCTCGCTTGCAATGATGGGGATATGCCGCCGCAATCCCGGATAACGTCACATGCGTGTGACATGTCCAGCACCGTGGATGCGCAAACCGCCGGTCGGTCAATCGTATTGAGGGTGTAGCTTATGTCCTCTTTCCATCCCTTGCCGTTGCATCCGGCGGTATCGGCACGGTCTATTCCGTTGCCCTGTAAGCAGAAGATTGGAGCTCCAGAACAGTTTTCAGCACCTCCGGCAGTTTCTTCCCGCGCCGTTCCGCCCTCCGGAGGATCCCGGCGCACGCTTTCGGCGTCAGGTTGTACTTCGGGTCTGGATTCTCTTCCAGAATCTGCGACAGCTTCGTGTACACCAGAAGATTCGGCTCCTCCGAAACGTTCAAAGAGGATATCCCCTGCGGTGTGCCCGTTAAAGTCAACCACCATGCTGATACGCCGTCTGCGCTGGGGAACTCCCCAGTATTGGGCGTCGTGTGTTCTCCACGCGACGCTCCATCCGTCGCCGAGCATTCCTCCGGCTTTCGTCCACTTCTGCTTGTCCGGCAGTCGAGGAAGAGAAAATCCCGGTTCTGCGATGCGTACAGCTTCTTCCAGCACCGCTCCGAAATCTCCGAATCCATCCTTGAAGTTGCTGCTGAACGCTCCGGGCACATTTTCCCAGACCATATACCGAGGTCGAACAAGCTCACCTGTCCGTCCAATGCTTCTGTCATGCTCTCTCATCTCCTTGACTATCCATATTTGTTTTATGTATAAGCCGGAACGAGCGCCGGCAAGACCCGCACGTTTCCCTGCGATGCTCAAGTCCTGGCAAGGGCTCCCGCCGGTGATGCACCAGACGGGCGTGATCTCCGCGCCGTTGATCTTCGTGATATCTCCTAAGTGTTTAATGAAAATCGCCTCTCTTTCAGAATGCCATCAGCATTACCGCGTCTTATCATCAGGTATGCTTTGATACCGATGCAGCCCCCCTTCGGGTTCCTCCCGGAGGTTGCTCCGCTCTACGCCGGTAATCTTTCCAAAAATAACGCCTGAAGCGTCCCTCAACAGAATTAAGCATCTGTCACCGCTCCGCTGAACCTCGATGCCGCAAGGGGCCAAAAACCCACCAGCACCGTGCTCGCCACTGATATCGCACGCCCCAGTGTAGTTCTCTACCTCAACCTGGGCGGCTAAAATAAACATAGCCGTCATCACCTCCTGCCCTATATGGCAACCACAGCCTTAAATTGCAACCAGTCTACTTGCCATATTAAAGTATCCCGGTAACTTCTTTATCCGTAATTATGTATGAAAAAAGTCCTGGAAACGCTCAATGAGAACGTTAGCCAGGACTCCTTTTTATTGATGGGGGCTGAATAGCTGGGGTGGGGGTGGTGCCGCGCGGGGTTGCGCGTCCGGCTTTTGTCGTCCAATTTTGAAAGTAGGGGGGGCGTTTGACATGTCTTAATTGATATTAAGAGTAGTTAAAAGGCCGCTCCAGCGGCCTTGCTTTTGCCCGTCCAGGCGGGCGACGGATGATTGTTTTTCATGCACACATGAACGCTTTTTCATTTTTCACACCCCTTTTTTGCCCCGGCTGTCGCCTTTGTTCTATCAGCTTGCGCCGGGCGTTGCGGTTGTGTGCGTATATGTATAGGCGCAGCAGCAGCCGCAAGCGGCGACAGGGGGGCTATATATAGATAGATAGATAGATAGAGATATAAATACATAAATACATATATAGATATATAATTATATATAGTGATAAATACTAATAGCTATATAATAACTAATAAAAAGAAGAAACAAGCAAAGAAGAAAAAGGACGACGATCCAGGCGGGACGCGGCGCGCCGTCGCCCCTGGATTACGG